ATGATTGCCTTCATGAGACGGTGGAGTCCAACCACTAGGCTTTAACAAATCAGGTAAACCAAAACGATTAGGCCGGCCAGGTTTTACGCCAGGCGATTTAGCCATATTAGCATTATAGACTTTATTCCATGCTTCATTAGCATCGACACCCATTACATCAAGAGTGCCGATAGCAAATACACACATATCAATAAGACCATCAACTACTTCTTCTGCATCAGAATTATTAATAGCAGATAGTGTCTCTTGGTATTCTTCACCAATCATAAGCATACGAAACATAAGATACTTCTGCATCAGATCTTTGTCACCTCGATTAGCTTGAAACCAATCATGTACACCAAACTTATCGTGCATATCTTCAATATCATTTACCCAATTATCACTCATTGTCACTTCCCTTTTTAAATGACCAAATTTCATTTTCACTTTTTTCCCAAACCAGTGTATCACCAATTTGTAGATCAAGAGCTTCAAGTAATTCATCAGGGAACTCAAGAAAGAGTTCTCCATCAGAATCAGCTTGAACCATTATACCATATTTTTCACCCATATAACACGCCTATTTTTTTAATTCCTAATGCCCAATTTTCAGCTGCGTCTTCGGCCCACCGCATTGATTTCCCGATATGATCTTCTTTATAATACATTTTGCCGTTAGCATCAAAATACTTTATATAAAAATATTCTTCTTTCAAATCCACATGGATTTCGCAATACTTACCCGGTTCTTCATCAGACCAATATGTTGAGAGTTTTTTGCCCATTATTCTGGCCTCCCTTCTCTAGATCTTCTCCAACCAGCATAATTGTTTTCAGTAGCATAGTTAGCTGCATCTTCATCATTTGCAAAAAATTCGTTATTGCCGGCACTATCTGTTAGTTGCCATAAAAAAGTATAACTCATCTTATTGGCGTGTTCAGGCCATTTTGTAAATTCAGCCATATGCTTTTCTCCTCTAATTAATAAACATATTTATGTTAGGATATATGCGACTAATAGATTTTGCTATCTCCCGCGCCAGTTCCATATGTTCTTTTTGGGTTCCATTTGCCGAACGTAACTCAACATAATGTATCCAGGAGCGAATAGTGCCATTAACGTAGAGACGACTAACCGTATTGCCTTCTGGTAATACCGCTCTTGCTTGTTCTTTTGCGATTCCATTTTCAATAGCCCATTTGTATGCCATCTTAGCTGTTTCAATAACAGCTAATTGTTTGTTTGCCCACTCATCTTCAAGAGCCATGTTTTCGTTTTCAACACTATTTTGGCGATTCTTAGGATCTTGTAATCTAGCATCACGAATTACAAAATCATTATCAAGATCGCGAATGTCAGCATACCGCTGAGAAAACTCTTGAAAGCTAAAGGATCTATGACGCAAGAGTTGTCTTGCAATATCTCTTGTCGTTACAACCTCGATGCAAGCACTTGCCATTTCGAACGGTGACCAATGTTTGTGCTTGATTAAATAATTAAGAAGTTTAGGCGTAGTTTTTGTATTAGCTTGATTCGAAGGATTTGATACTCTGGCACAATACGCTATAAGATCCTGAATATTTTCGAGCCCCATAATTCCGGGTTCTCCACTATGCACATGTCGTACAGGTTGACTATGTGAAATTAAGCGTGCTTCCATTAACCTTGTCCTCGATTCTTTTTATAGCTGCGTTTCTTTGATTTATTCATAGAAGACATCTTAACATTACCTTTGCCGATGCTTGTCTTCTTTTTATTCGTGATACCTTTTAATGCCATAATTTACTCCAATTTAAAATCTTCAAATCTTTTATTCACTTCTGTCTTATCAAAAGCCGGTACGTCTTTAACTAATTCTATTGATGGATCATCTGTATCATACAATCTCATCTTCGATCGATTAACACCAATTACGAATCTCTTGTTAACATTCGGATCGTTATATCTATTCTTTAATTGCTTTACTAAGATTTGCCCATCTGCTTCAAGTTCTTCATTTGAGATAAGGGCGAACATGAGATCTGCGGTAGCGGGTAATCCAAAAGACTCGCTCGTATCTTCAAGCCCAACATCCGAGTTACTAAAACCAGAACGAGTCGTTTGTGTTGCAGATACGATCGGTACGTCAAACTCCACCGCAAGACCTCGTATCTCTTCAGCAATTGCCTTAATGTAGGAGTATGAGTTGATTGCACCTCCCATTCCTTTCATTCTACTTGATGCACAGATATTGAGATAGTCAATATAAATGATATCTGGTACAAAATTACGTTTTAGTTTAAGCTCATTCATCAAGGCTCTAAAGTGATTTGTATGAGCTTGACCAGTAGGATATTCTTTTACGATAAGTTTACCGTTTGTCTTTAGATTTTCTACGCCTCGCATCAGTTGTTCTTTAGTGAGTGTATCTAATTTATCAATCGGAGTATCAAGTAAGTTCGCGTCAATACGTTCGGCGATACGTTCTTCAGACATTTCCATAGTTATGTATAGTACATTTTTCCCAGCACTTAGACCAGCTGCAGCACAATGACACATAAACAAAGACTTACCGACGCCAGTACCAGCGAGAGCAATGTTAAGAGTTTTATTAGGAAGACCTCCCTTTGTAATTTTGTTGAAGAGATCCAAATCGAACGGAAGTCTTTCTTCTTGCTCATGATAGAAATCGTATCGTTCTTCGACGTTCTCGATGTAGTCATGCCCGATATTGGTATCGAAGCTGACCGAGAGTGCTTTTGTAAGTATGTCAGGGAGCGAGTTCTTGGTAAGCGTGGAGTGTTTGCCATCGATAATACTTATGCTTTCCATAATTGCGTTATATACAGCACGATCTTGACACCATTTCTCAGTAGTATCCATAAGCCATTTTTCATCAATAGCTTCAGTATCAAAGATCTGAGGAATAATCTCAACTGCGTGCTGATATTGTTCGTCATTGAATTTGTCAGATTGATCGACTTCAATCTTAAATGATTCTGCTGTAGGTAGATTATTATATTTGGCAACATACTTGGCAATCTCTTTAAACAGAGTTTTGTATACGCCTTCAAAATATTCTGGTTTTACGAATGGTAGAACCTTTCGCATATAATTTTCATTCGTAAGAATATTACGAATAACTGTTTGTTCAATATTAGTATTCAAAATTTAACTTTCTAACTTATATTTTATATTTTTTTGTAGATTTACATATGGCAAATGTAGAGGAACTGCTTGAGATTTTTCATGATAGAAATCTAACCCTAAAGAATATCTGTGGCCATATGTAGATCTTTGAGCAGTAGTTTCATGGTACATTAAAGAACCAAAAAATGTCAGAGTACCTGGTTTATTTTCAAGAGGTAAAAATCGGTCATGCATTATAGGTACATGATATAATGTCTGAGATACGCAATTTGAGTCTACAAAGAAATTAGCAGATATAGAACTATCAAAAACAAATGTATGAGCGTGTTTATCTAACCAATCTAAGTGAGATAATTTGTTTGCCCAACATTGTACCTTGTTAAGTTCAAAACTAGCATTTAAATATTTTCCAATATAATCGAAATACGCGTCATTTACAAATTGCTTAAGTCTTTCAACTGTACTATACGATTCTGCGTAATCTAAGATATTGTACTTTGAAAAATGACCAGTCAAAATACTTTGAGTATTAGTAAGACCATCACTCGTCTCACTAGTACCTTTATTGGTTTTTAGCCATAACTCAAGTTCATCGATAATTTTAACTAGATCAACTCTTATTTCTTCATATGAATCAATAGTATATTCTACGATTGGAAATTGTATAGTCGCGAAGTGGTCAGATTCTTTAATGATGTATTCATTTTTCTTCATTTGTTTCATTATCCAAAGCACGTTCTAATATAGATGATAGTACACTGCCGGCGTACTTTTGTAAACCAATATTTTCAGAAGTTATAGAATCATCTGGAGAATATATCACCGTAAAATTAAAAGAAAGCTGGTCGCTTCCCTCTTTTAATTCTAATGCTCCAAATTGAAATACTGTTTCAATATATTCGCCTTCTAATATTCTAATTTTCCATGTATCGTTGTCATTATCATCTGGTACTAACTGATAGTTAACGTTTTCTTTCATCGCTATCTTCACTCCATATCAAAGAAAAATCCTTAGCAGAATTTACTAAATTGTTAGGATATCCATTGGTAGTCAAAAAATGATCAAACCCTGGCATAGTTGGTTCTATATGAGCTGGCATTTTTTTAGGAAAGCCATACGTTTCGCCTGAAGGCGGATTAACCATTTTATATTTTACCACGTTCTATTCCTCTACTATTTCATCCATATCTACTAAAGATTGATGACCAATACTATATTGCTTCTTTAAGAAATCTTTAAAATCTGTTTCAGCAAAGATTGGATCCCAGAAGGATTTATCAAAAGTGGCATCATGCCGAACCTTAGGTCCAACTTCTCCAGTAGTTTGATTAACTGAAGCATACCAACCATTGGAAGGCTTAGTAGCATAACCACCAGCAAGAGCACAATCGAGCAGCCCAGAGTACTTACGGACACCACCGTCCCAAGAAACTGTAATAGGAATCTTAGACTTCTCTTTAACATAACGACTTTTCTCCACATTAATTACGAAATGATAACCCTGAATCTCTGTACCTTTTTTATCTTGTTGCCGACCAAGAATCCAAATATTATCTGCACTATAGTATATACCAGTTCCTCCACCAACAATTGCCTTCGGAAATAATCCAATTT